TTAATTTATTTTCTGTTTGTTTAATGTCTTTTAAAGTAGAATATACGTCAGTATATTTAATAGTCCTATCAATTAATTTTTTATATTTTTCGTCCGAATATACACTTTTTAATAATTTTGTCAATTTACTGTCTTCATTTAATAACATACCAATAACAGAAGCACTGCCTTTTCGGCTATTTTTGAACATAAATTGCAATAGTTCAGTCCTAAAAATTAAAGTTTCTAAATTAGGGACGGCACTAAAAATACGAATTTCTAATATACCGTTACGTTTAGTAAAATTAAAAGCCGAATAACGTTCCATATCGTTTAATTCTACTTTCTTAGCTTTACAATATGTATTATCAATACGTCCGTAATACATTGCAAAAATTAAAGGCGCATAACCTTTAATTAGTTCAAATACTTGTACATTTGTCAAGTCCTGAATACTTATATTAATATGTCCCCCGCATGACCGAGAATAATCCGCATTTATAAAGTCCTTAATTTCGTTGGTATCTTCTTTTAAAGTTTTTAAATCCATTAAGTCATATACTGCCGATACAATCTCGAATCCCGTTTCACTATCTAGACTGCCGTCATGCTCCGCATCCCACCCTAATTGGCGCAATTTGTCAAAATTGCTAAAATTTGAGTCTTCTTTTTCAATTTCAAAGCCGATTCTATACTTTGAACCTTTATTTTTAAAGTCAATTTGAGAATCATGATAACCTTTTAATCCTTTTTTATTTTCGGGCAAATTACTAGAATAATAGTAATAACAATCGTCAATATCTGAATAATAACAATCGTCTTGCAATTTATATTCTTGTAAATCTTCACAAAAACAAACATCGTCGTTTGAATATAGCTGCCCGTCAATTTCGATTAAATTATGATAGTCGTATGAATCTTCATGGTGATATTCGTCCCGATACATTAGATAATTATCGTCAGAACTAAAATACCCCTCATTATTTCTATAATAGTAACCATAAATTAAATTTTCTGAATAATCATAACAACAATCTTTGTCATTATAACCAATATTTTCTGGCATATCTTCAGAATGTAACCAATATATATTGTCAAATTTGTTATAATTACAAGTCCATTTGTCAAATAATATACCTGAATCTAATTTGCATAAATCTAAATTTTGAATAATTAAACCGTCTTTTAATAAGTTTTTAAATTCGTCCCTATTTTCGCAAAAATTATCATTATAATAGAACTGGTAATTTTCTACCTGAATTCTAAATAAAATACTTTTCATAAATCTAAAATTGAAAAGATTAATACGGTCACTAAAATAGTAGTAGTGAATAATAAACATAGTCCTAATTCTAATAAATAGACAGGATTCTTTTTTGCATGTAATTTAATTTCTTTTATCATTTTGTTTTTTCGTTTCACAAAGATTCAAAAATAAATTACACTTTTTGCGTCCTATTTTGTATACATTAAGCAATTATTTTCAAACTTTTTCGTAACTTGTTGAATTTCAAGCTAATTATTTTTAAAAAATAGTGTACTGTCTAAAAAAAGATACACTAAATTTGTCATACATATATATGTAAAAAGACATGGCAAATTTTAAATTTTGGCCAAATCAAAAAAAAACAAAAATGACTACTTTTCTGCACATGTCTACTTTTCTGCACATGTCTACTTTTCTAGTCAGGGTGCAAAAAAAATCCTAAAAGGCTAAATGGGTGGGGGGATTTTTTGAAGGAAAAAATCGGTTTTGCTAAAATTGTCTACGGTTTTTTGGAGATAAAAATCCAAATTTTATAAAATAGGTGTAAATTTTTTGAAGACAAAAATTAAAATTCCCTACTTGCAAAACAAATAATGCTTTCGGGAAATAATTTAATTTATTTTTTTGTTTAGTTTATTTATCGCATTTATCCAACACCTTCTACTTTGACCAAAACTTTCTAAAAAAAGTTCAAAATACCATTGTCTGAAGCTATCTTTATCTTCTTTGTCCATTAAAAGTAAATCTGTATTGATATATTCAGCGATTAATACCCTTAATTTATCCTTTTCAGCTATCGTAAGGCTCATTTGATTGCTTTGTGGTATAGTTATATAGATTTACTATTTGAAGGTCTTAAATCGCTTGTTTTGCCATTTAGCTTTGATTTATATTTTGCCAATAGTTTTATTGATTTGGCTCTGTAGTCTAATTCCATACTTTTAGGGCATCTGTAACTTATTATAACAGTAGGCTCGTTGTAGTTTTGTTTTCGGCCTAATCTAGGTTTTTGCGGTAATATTTCTTTAGTCTTCATTTACCATTTTTTTAAAGTTATCCAAAGTGTCTATCAGCAATAAAGTAATTTCGTCTTCTTTGCCCATCATAAATCCTTTTATTTTAAATTCATCTATACCACCGTCAAGAATTTCGCCTGTTGGTAAGCATACGTTAACTACAGAGGATATTTCTTTGTTATTAAGTTCAATTAATAGTCTTCTTAATTTTGCAATTAAGTCAGTTATCTCTTCAATTTGTGTATTTTTCATTTTGTTTATTTTATTTATGTTCTGTTAAAATATGAAATTCATAACGGCCTGCATCATCTTCTTCTCGTGAATTGTAATAAAGTTTAAATATAAAGTTATCATTTTGACTAAACGAACAACATTTTTCGGTAATTGTTCCAAAGTTTACTTTTGCGTCTTGGTCAAATTTACTTAATACTTTTACTAAGTCAGATATTGTAAATATATCTTTGCCTGTTAATCTGTTAATTTTCATTTTGTTTATTTTAAAATATCTAAACGTGCTGAATCAACTACTTTATTAAAAGCATCTTCAACTTCTTTTTTGGTACAATTCATTTCGGGCGAATACTTACTTAGTGCCACTACCGCATAATAACGATTAAATGAATCGGTATAAACTACCAAGCAATTATTTTTATCGTAACAATGAACGTAAATGCCTTCTTGCTGCTTAAAACTTAATGGGAATGTTACATCCATTTCTGTTGTTTCTGTTTTGTTAATTTGTAATTTCATGTTTTTTATTTGTTTTTTATTTGTTCTAATAAATTAAATCTAATGTGGAATCTTTCTTTCTGCTCGTTTTCTACTATACAAGTGGCGTTCTGCTCATATACTATTTTTACTTTATCGCCTTTTTTACCGTATCGGCAAGAAGGTTTTGAAACTGAAAAATGGTCTTTTGTTAGCTGATGTGTCATTTTTGTAAATTCTTTAATTCTATTTTAGCTTTTTTCTTTTCGGCTCGTTTCTCTTTAATTTTGTTTAAATCTGTTCATTTGTCTTCGCTGAATTGTTGCTTATTGAAGGTTATTTTAATAAACCAATAAGTTTTAAAGTATCTTGTTCTGTCATGTGTTCATAAATTATTTCTTGTGCGGTTATAGGTTCTTTTATTTAAAGCCAAACGTATCTTACGTTTGCATTTTAACATATTGTATTCTCTTGCTAAAACATAATGGTCGTCTATTATAATTGAACCACATAAAGCGGAAACAATACCGTCAGAAGGCTCTTTTATGATAGTATATTTATTATTAGTTATAGGCTTTCCAATCGTTTCTTCAAAATACAAATTACGTTTGTATATTTCCTCTTGCGTAGAAAGAGAAATAGGGTCATCCGAGATAATATAGTCATTAATAGGAACTCCACCATAAGTAATTCCCGATTCATCAAATACTAATCCTTTATTTTTCATTGTTTAATTGTGTTAAATTTTAGTTTGTATATATGTAGAACCCATGTGTGAACCTCTTAATGTAAAGTTTGATGTAGAAAACAATCCTATGTGACCTGCTACTTTAAAATATTTACCACTATCGTTAATTGATATTATTGTAGTCTTCTCACCTTCTTTATCTTTAGAAAATCTTGTTTTTATTATTACAGTCTGTCCTACTGTTATTCGTCTGCCGTATTTATTTTCAAAAGTTGTCATAATCTTTCTTTCTAATTGTGTAGGCAAATATACAACCTTATATGTATTTTGTACACATAAATAGCAAATAAATTATAAGTAGCTGATTATTAGGCTAATTATTTTTAATTACTTGTAAATAAAGTCTATTTGGTTTTTACATTCATGTATTGTTGCAGCCCATAATACAGGTCTATCACAATCATTAATACTATAATATAAATATTTTGTATTTGGGTATCGCCAATTGTAATACTCGTTTAGTTCTATTTTAAATCCTTTGTATGTCATAAATATATTCCTATTCTTTGATTTAAATCGTGTCTTAATTGAACCCTTTCTTCGGGTGTATAATTGTTATCTAATTCTATTAATTCTTTTTTAACTAACTTTGCAATTATAATCTTTTCTTTTATCGTTTCTATTGTAAATCCCAAGTAAGTGTATTTTCTTTTTATATCGTAATGAATGTAATCTGCATATTCTTGACCATATTCTCGAACTATCCCCTCTAAATAAAGTAAAGGTACACCACCTTTTTTGCCGTTACATGAAAAGCATTGTCTGTGAATTATGTGGAGATTGTAACGTAGTGGGGCATTGCCTCCAACGGCATGAAGATGACCTCCAAAAGCCTTTTGTATTGGAGTATCGGGATTACAGGAAATGCAGTTGCAACCCTTATCCAAAAGCCTTGCTATGTGGTTTACTTGGTCTTGTAATAACTTTTCCCAATCACCCTTTTTCATTATATTTTCTTTTCGTTCTGCCTTTTCTTTTACCCAATCCTTTTTAGCTTTTTTTGCTTGATTAGCTTTTGTGTATTCTACACTACACATAAACGAACATACCATTTGCAATGGTCTATCGGGAATAAACTTTTCTTTACAATATTTACAGGTTTTCATCTTCCTATGTTTAAATATGTTTCGGGGTTAGGTTTGATTTTTAAATCTTTAACCTTGTTAAATAGCAGTATCTTGTGATTTGTCGGCAGATAATGAAATCTTTTTGCTAATTTTTCTTTAAAACCACACTTTGTTGTGAGTTTCCAATATTCGGTAAATGTTGGTATTGACATTTTTTATATAATTAAAAAGGTAAAATTTTATCTGTTGTATCTAACTGTGGTGTTATTCCACCTTTGCTATCGTATGGCATTTCGCCTGAAGGCATACATTCAGTAAACCTCTGCTTTGAACCCTCAAAATATTCTTTAATAAATCCTAATTTGCCATTTCTGTTCTTGGCTATAATAAATTCAGAATACATTAAATATTCCCTTTCATCCATAGACTTAAATTCTTCATCGGTTTCTTTACTTTGGTCGCCTTGTGTGTAATAGCTTGGTCGGTAAATAAAGCCTACCATATCAGCATCCTGTTCTATACTGCCACTTTCTTTAAGGTGTTCTAGTTTCGGCCGTTTATCAGTATTGCCTTCATTTGACCTGTTTAGCTGACTTAAAATTATTACAGGAATATCTAATTCTTTGGCTAAACTTTTTAGTTCGGAAGTAAACAACCCAATAAGTTCGTGTCTAGGTTCTTTTTGCTTACCTCTAGGTATTATCTGCAAATAATCTACAATTAGCATATCTAACTTGCCCGAAGCTTTTAGTATTCGGCATCTATTAGCTAAATCATAAATAGTGGTTCTGCCGTTATCGTTTAATGCGATTGGTAAAGATTTTATTTCATTAGCAATATTACTAATCAAATTAAAGGAATACGGGCTTAATCTACCCCTATTAACGTCAGAAAGGTCTAATCCGCTAGCCTCTGAAAGTAATCGCTTTACTAACTGATGACTTGACATTTCGTAAGACATAAGAAGTGCTGATTTGCCAACGTCTACCGCTTTCTTTAAAAAAGTTAATACCCTAGCAGTTTTACCCATTGAAGGTCTTGCAGCTATTACAATCAAATCACCTTTTTGCCAACCGCCTGTAATTTTATCTAAAGTAGTATTGCCTGTTGGTATGCCGTTGATATGGTCATCGTTTTCCATAGCAAGTTTAATATCAGTAATTACCTCTGAAACTATTTTATCCATACTTTTATCAGAGTTCTTTTTTGATAGGGTATGAATGTTTAATAGCCTTTTAGAAATTTCTGTTAATGTTTCAAATATATCAGCGGTTTCATCAAATGCCTCTTTCCCCGACCAACCCGCTATTTGAATCACTTCCCTTGAAATATACTTTTCCATTATAACGTGGGCGTGGTATTCTATGTTTGCCGCTGAAGCTACATTGTTAGTTAACGATGTTACATAATAAGCACCGCCAATGCTATCTAAATCGCCATTAGAGCGAAGTTTGGATATTACAGTTAAAATATCAATAGGCTGTCTTGAACTAGCAAGGCTTTCTATTGCGGTGTAAATTAACTTGTTTGCATCAGAATAAAACATATCTGCATTAAGTATTGACATCGCCCTGCCGTATGCTGACTTCTCTAGCATAATTGCACCTAATACCGCCATTTCTAAATCTAACGACTGCGGTGGTAATTTGCCGTTGTGTTCTGTTTGTTCTAATTCTTTTTTCATATGATTGGTGTTTCTGTTATGTCGTTTAATGCTATCTTTTTCTTTCCTATTGGCTCTACTATTGTTTTGCCTTTGTCGTAATTGTTATTTGACCAAGTTTCTAATCTTAAAGAAAGTGACCAAGTCTTTTCTAATTCTTGCTTGAATTTAGTATTTGATTTATTAGGCTGTGTCCAATACTTAAAAAACTTAATTAACATATCCCTATGGTAAATATTTTTAAAAGGTTCTAGGGTGGAAGCAAATTTTAATTTGCGATTATCTATATTATTTTCTTTTACTTTTACATTATCACTTACACTTACACTTACACTTACGGTTGGTTTAGTTGGGTTTAGTTGAAATTCCAACTCGTTAGTTGAATTTAGTTCTTTTTTTAACCTTCTAGCTTCCGCACTTGCTAATCCCGCTATTCTAGCCTTTTCAATACGTTCAGGGCTTTTATCTGCCCATTTTAATAAATCTCTTTTTAAAGATTGTCTAATAGGTTCAAATGTTAATTGGGTAATTAGGTCATCTGTTATTGGGTTAAGGTCGTTAACATACCTTAAAATGTGTTTTAGTAATTGCCCCGCTTTGTCATCGGGCATCTTTTCAATCGTATGAATTAAATCACAATAAAGTAAAAATGATTTTTTATTTTCTGCCATAATTAAAAAAGCCCCCAAGTAATACAAAGGCTATCAAGGTGCGCAGAATGCGGCAAATTGCAATGTATTAAATGGGGGGCTTGTGTTAAATATTTTCATCCTTGATAGCGTTGCAAATATAGTTTAACTTATTATATAAACTAATATTATTTTATTTTTAATAATTATTTCTTAAATCTTCAATAGTTTCCTTTTCAGCTTCGTGCCTTTCTAGCCACTTAGCACCCCTTAAATCTACGTTAACTTCTTGTAGTTTTCTTCTACACCTAGTTATGGATTCGCTTGAATTAAGACTTCCATTTGCTATTATAAATAATATTTCATTTGCGGGTTCTGTATTTAGGTTAATACCACGCTTTAATAGCTGCTCGTTCCACACGTTTACAACTAACCTAGCGTCATCATCTCTTAATACAGGGTATATTGTAAGTAATTTTGTTACTGTGTCTTTAATTTTGCTTGTTTTCATTTGTTTTGAGTTTTTTTTTAATCCTTTATAAAGTAGTACTCCATATCCTTGCCTAACCATTTACAAACTTTACGATAGTTAGCTAATTGGGGGTTGTATATACCCCCTTCAAGTCCTTGCATTGTTGCTGAATTAAGTCCTATTTCTTTTGCTGCACTTGCTCTGCTTATGCCTTTTGAGTTTCTAAACATAAATAGGTCTTCGGCAAATTGTTGACGGTTAAACATTATAAATATTTATTTTAGTGTTAAATCTGTTGTATTTGGTAATACACCGTTTAGCATATTACTTAAATGTGCTTGACTTATTTTGTATCTGCGTGCCGCTAATGACATAGAGGAATATATTATGCCACTTTTAGACACAACCACCTTGCGGGGTATCATATTGTCGCCAAATATCGGTACATCCGCTTCACAGTAATCAAAATAGTCTTCTATAGTAAAACTATCGGGCGTAGTGCCGCCTACTGTATCTAGCAGGCGGTTTATACTTTTTGAATATCCTTTTCTTACACGCATCCTTCTTTTATTTTATCAATCGCCATTTTTACCCTATTTGTAAGAAATTCTTTATCTTCAGCCGAAACCTCCCACTTTAATTTATAGAGATTTCTATAGTAAGCACCTTTAATTAAATAAGGTAAACTGCCATCACTAGCCCAATTTAACCAAGCCACTTCGTTAGCATCGCCCGACCAATCTTGAACCATAGACTTTATTTCTATTAGTTCGTCAATATAAGGACAGTAGATAATTAGTTCGGCATATTTTTTATCAAATAGTATTGAATTACTAACTAATTGCCAATAATTTTCGGGATAAAGTTTTTTAAGTTTTTGCACATCATTAGCTATAAATATATCGGCCTTTTCGGTGTACACATCTAGGGAGTATGGGCATTTTATATCAGCCACAATACCTTCGCTAGTTTCTGTTGTTAAATCAGCAGCACCCGACCAAAATGCGGGATATTCGCTGTGGTTAACACGAAGGTCTGAATGGTAAACATATTCAGTACCTAAAAGTTGATGAACACGCGGTTCTACTATATTCCCCCAACTTGTCGGGCGTGTATTTGTTTCCTTATTCATACCCCGCTGAAGCAATATTTCCCTTCTCTTAACCTCTATGTAAGTTAACGCTGCCGTACCAAAACCGTCTTTAGTTGTCTTAGCAACCGATTTTGGATTTAGTTTTTTCCAATCAGCAAGTTCTAGGGGTGTCATATCCCTAGAACCTAAAGTTGTTAAAACGTGTATTGCTGAACTTGTGAATTTGCCTGACCTAATCATAATTCTTCTAATGCGTTTATAATTTTAATGTAACTTGATGTTTCTTTATTTTTTACTACCCTGTTAATGTCTTTTGACAATGAATCTGAAATTAAATCAAACTTTTCCATGTGCAGTTCTTCTATTCTAGCTAAGTAGCTTTGAATTTCTACTTCGGGGGTTATTAATGTTTCCTTAAATTCTAATTTAGCATATAGGTCGGCAGCTATACCAAGTTCTGATGCACATTTCTTTAAACAATCTGTGGCGGCTGACTTTAAATCATTACCTCTGCTTAACGGAACTCTTGCCAAACCTTTAGCCTTTTCTGCATCTGATTGTTTTTTATAGATTACATCTTTGTTGCCAAACTGCTCTTTATAAATAGTTATGCCATTTGATGTAACGGTTAACCTTCCGTGAACTATAGCTTCGTCATCAATTACTTCTTTACTAATGATTTCAAAATTCCAATTCCACCCGAACATAAGGTTCAGTGCTTTTTTTACATAACCGCCCGATACATACTCCCAAGTACCTCCGCCCTTAGCAGGCCTTGTCATTATATACTTAGCAGGTGTTTTCTTCAGCAAGAACCCTAGTTGCTGTTCGTTTAGCACATTGCCGTTTCCGCTGAGTGCAAGGTCTTCTTTTGTAATTATTACTTCTGTTTTCATATTTTAAAAAGGTAAATCGTCCGAACCTAATGATTCAGGCTGTTTTGGTGCTGATGTTGTTTCTGTCTTTTTTATTTCTACAGGTTTTCCGTTACCTATATAGATACCTTTCGTGCCGCTTGCAATTTCTTCTTTACTTGACTGTAATTGATTAGCACATATACAACCGTATTGGTCGGCTTCATCGTGAACCCAAGTATTAAAATTTAGGTACACTTGGCCTTTTTCGGTAAGATTAATTCCCTTTTGGTCTATTGGGATTAAAATACATTTCGTTCCTTTTGCTGTAACGTGAACGGCAGACGTTAATTTGGTTAACTCGATAGAGTTGTTGATTAGTTTTGACATTTTATTTAAAATTAATTGGTTTACTGATTTATTTTAAAAATTATTTTGATTTCTATAAGAATGCTTTAAACCTTCTATTTCTTCTGTTTTATACAAAACCCTCCCACCAATAGTATATGCTTTTACAGTACCTTCTTTGCTCCATAAATGAAGAGTAGGTAAACTAATTCGTAACTTATTTGCCGTTTCTCTTCTTGTCAGATATGTTACTTCTACTTTTTTAGGTTGGCTGTTTAGGTGTTCACTTATCTCAATCCTTATTGCATCTCTTATTATTAATGATAAATCTTCTCTACTGATACTTGTTAGTATTAAATTTGTTTCTGCCATGTTTTTATAATTTAATTGGTTTTGAAATTTGTTTAAGTCGTTTTTTAAAACTTGATTTTCGGGTGAAAATTGATTGCACCCATTTGTTAATTAGCTTTTCCATAGTATGTCTTTAATTATGTTTAGATAAAATTTTGTCTTCCCGTTTAAGTTTTTCTTCTAGGGCTTCGTTCATATACGCTGTAAATGATTGCCTAGTTTTCTTGCAAGCTACTACCCCGCTTTGCCAAAGGTTTTTATCGAATACTACTAGCCTAGATATCTTTTCTGTATTGTCTGATAATACCACTAATTTATCTAACGTATAATCATAAATCGGTATTCTAGTATTTAATCCAAAATTCGGGTCATGCGATTTAAAAAATTTAATGTATTCGCATTCCAATTTACTTAATTCTTTATCTGATTCGGCCTTAGCAATAATTTCTACTGTGTGATTTTCTAAACCAAATTTAATAAAAGAATCTTTTATCGATTTAGCACAATTATTTATATTTTTATGTAAATTTATTCTTTTGTAAATATTTTTACTTTTCCCAATATAACACATTCCATCAGGATTGGTAATTTTATAAATACCTGCACAAGAAAAATCTTTGCCAATATCAGTCAATTTTTGTTTTACTTCATTCATTTTGCAAGATATTTTGAATCAACAAAAATAACACCTCCAATATTTACAGTTTTTAAATCTCCGCTTTTGATACGTTTATAAATTGTGTCCCTTTTTACTCGTTCAAGTTCTGCGAACCTACTTACTTTTAATAATTCTTTATTTTTCATTAGGCAAATATACAGCTGTATAATTAATATACGATTATATTATATATTGATATTATGTAAATAGCTGAAAATCAATGTAATTATTTTTTAAAACAAAAAAGCCCTGTTTCGCAACAAGGCTTTTCTTACAAACAAAATCACAAAATTAAGATTACATCAAGCAATCAAATTACATTAAAAAGAAGAATACAAATGTAGTAATTATATTTATATAACCTAATTTTTATTTTATTAAAACAAAACTAACTAATATCGCAGCTACTATTCCTGCAAACAATTTATTTCGTTTAGTATTTGCATTAATCTTGTCATATTCGTTTAGTAACTCTATTTTTTGTTTCAACAACAAATCCGCATACCCTTTGTTTAGTTCTACTTGGTTTTTTAAGTTCCCAACTTGGGAATTGCAGGTTATTAAACTACGACTTTGAACTCTAATTAGTGTATCCTGACTTAAAATTATAGCATTCGCTTGGTCTACAACTTCAGAACATTCATTAGTAGTAACTACTGAATCACTCCATACTTGAACTATTTTAGTTTTATATATCGTTTTAGCTGTTTTAACGTGTTTATTTAAGTATTCTATACTATCATATAACTTTATGATTTGATTGCTGTATTCGGCTTCTAAATGGTCATAAATGGCATTTGAATCCGCTACTTCATTAATTACAATCGGTCTATCTTTGTATTCAGGGTTACAACCGAATTTAAACACGAATAAAAAAAGCCCAACTGCTAAAAAAACATTAAGGTAATAACTAAATTTTTCTTTCATAATTAATCTTTAACAATTCTTACTTTAATTTTATCAAGTTCGTGGTTATATGCTAACTGCTGAACTGCATTTTTACTGAACCAAGCACCAAAATTACCACCTCTTAATTTAATTAGATGGGCAACTGTCATCATACTTGCTTCCACGCTACCAAACTTAATAAAAGTTCTTACACCTCTTTTTTTTGCTAATGCTGATGTGTTTTCGGCTTGGCTGTGTGTTCCTGTTGGTTTGTATTGCGGATTATTTTCCCAAAATTCAAACAAAGAACTCCACCCATAAGGATATATAACTTTTGCACCAACCTCCATACCTGCACTTAAAGTTTTTAAGAAATTGCCACTTTTAAAATGGGCTGTTTCATTTCTGAAAAGTTGTTCCAATCTCTTGGCGTGATTTACACCATAAACTTCTTTAACTTTATTTAGTGCTGATTCTATTTCTTTTTCTATCATAAATTAATCAGGGTAATAATTAAAGTCATCGTAAGGTTCAATATCCGTTACCGTCTGTCCAAGTTGTGTCGGGTCTTTCTTCTTCATCCATTACTTGGTAACTCCAAACATCTTAGACAAGGTAAACACAAACATATCTACACCCTTTAAGTAAACCCCTATTTGAACCTTTAAATTATCTTCAATACTTGGGTCACTTGCAATAACAAATGTTGCTACACCCGTAATAGCAAAAACTATTCTAAATGTCCACTTCGCCCAATCAGGGGTCTTGCTTACTATTGCCTTTCGGGTGAAAGGTCTTACTGATTTACTGCTCGTTTTTGACTGCGTTTTCAACATGGTTTTTATCAATTTTATTTAATATCCAAGCAATGGCTAAACCTATTGGATATAGTGTTCCTTGTGCTTTGTTCATTCCAAGTACATAGCTTACTGTTTCATCAGGATTTCCGCATCTGTGTCCATTTGGCTTTATCATAAAGTCGTTGAAAAGAAATTGGCATACGGTATTACCTGTTTGGTCAATACTCAAAGCACATTGCCAAAAGTAATAACTTAATCCTTTGTGAAAAATAGAACGAATTAATCCGTAAACTAAAGAGATTGGCATTAAAATAAAAGCCATTAAACTAGCAACTATCATTAATATTAAATTTATCATCTGTTTTTTAAATATTTTTTATACTCGTTAATTATTCTTACAAAAGTGTAAATTATTGTCGCTAATAATAAAATAGTCTGCAAACCGACATTAAGTTCAATAGTATTTATTGTTATAAAACAAAGGACATTTGCCCCTACTACTTTTAGGTCTTCCAACTCTATCATTTAAAACCAATTTTCGCCATCAAAAGATAAACCCATAATATCGTCAAATTCTGTTAGTTCAAATAAATTGAAGTTATTTTTAGATATTGTGTATGCCGCTTCAAGTTTTGCTTTTATTTCTAACAATGTAGTATTGTCTGAAAGATTAATACTTCCTAAAACTTGAAACCACTCTTGGTTATCAATAGTGATTATATCGTAATTACCGCTATAAGATTGAGCAATCTCTTTTTTATTTGCTTTTTTAGCAAACTTTTCGGGTATTGGGATAATAAATGTATATGGTATTGTAAAATACCCGTTATACCTTGTTATTTCTTTTATTGTTATTAATTTCATATTTATTTATTTTTATTTTTAATTGAAAAAGAACCAACTACCTTTATTGGTAGATATTATTTTTTCATATCTAGTAATTCCTACTTCTGTACCATAATAAGGTCTTTGTGCTAATTGAAATATTTCATTTTGATTAAGTACTCTTTTCCATATTTTTAAATCAATAGCTTTAAATGCCGATTGACTACCTGTACCCAAAGTAAAACTTGTATAATTATTAGGCGTTCCCCTAGCAACTGATGTTACATATCTACCGTTCAAATAAAATACTGTGCTACTTGTACTTATAGCCGTTATTGCAAAGTGTACCCATTGCCTATATCTTGAATTGATAACCCCAACACCACTATCTGTTCCAAAATTAAAGGTACTTTGACTGAAAGTTGTGCCACTAGAACCAAATTGGTCTGCTACACTAGCGTTAAACGTCCATACAGTACTAGCAGCCTTTTTTATAAAAATTCTAATTCTTCTTGAAGTGGTAGTGTTGTATATAGTAAAAAGGTCATGCTCTGAACCATTACCTGCCGCAGCAACGATATCATCCCATTGAACCCAATATGAAACTGTCATTGGAAAGTTAGGAGTATTTATAGTTGAACAAGTTATTGTATTATTAGCAAAGTTCATAGCACCACCCCACTGACTACCTTTTTGAATAATATCACTTGTTGTAGTTGCGTTATGACCACCTATTCTATCAGTAATAATTTTACCACCATTCTCATTCAGAGGCCAATATCCATAAATATCTTTATTTATACCACTATTATTTAAAATGTTGATATTTCTCATTAAGTAATACTATTAGTTATAGTTCTATAAGCCACCACACATGATGTAGATAATGCTGCACCTGAGAAATTTAATATGATTATACTAAACCCATCAGGCATTGATAACCCAACTGCATTAGACAAATTAAAACTTCCTTGACATACCATCTGTGTAGTAGTATATGACAATACTCCTGCTAATTTTAGATTATTTGGTGTTGCTATTGTTGTTGTACCTTGTGTTCCTGTTGGTAATGTAGTAGTACCCTGATCTGATACCAACCATGTAGTGCCTCCATCTGTAGTAATCATAGGGCATATATATACATACATAGCCTTATCATTTGCAGGAGCTGTATTAGCAGTTGTTAGTTTAACAAATATTTCAACATCTAAAGGTTTAACAGATGTTTGTAAATCTACTCTATCAGATTGCCAACCTGCTGAAATAGAACTTGCTATTGATTGTAAACTCGTTACAGTCATAGCTGTATAAGTTCCATATTCTTGTTTTACTGTGCTCATTTGGTTTTTATTTTATTTTTTATATTTATTTATCCTTGTGCCATACATCTCCATTTCGTTGTTTCTGTATTCCAAAAAAAACCAATATCAAGACGTGTTGATGCCACAGTTACAGTAGGTAATGTGGCAGCCCCGTCCTCAAAACTTGCACCCCATGCTATTGTTATTGGTGTTCCTGTATCTTTAACGCTAATTCTCAAAGTATCTCCATCTACCGCTGTACCCGACAGGTTAGTGGTAAATGAAGTAATATTGGCTGATTGTGAAGTAATATGAACTACATCGTAACTATTAGTGTTAATAGTCGGGGTGGCTGAATTAGCACTTAAAGCAAGAACCCTTTTTGTTAAAACTACATTAGCACTTCCATCAAAACTTGTTCCATTAATTGTTCTTGCTGTTTGAAGTACCGTTGCGCTTCCCGCATTACCTGTAATAGTAGTTTGGTCGCCCGTATTTGTACCACTTAAATTACTTGCCCCTATTGTTCCACTAAATGTCTTTGCACCACCTATTGTTTGTGTTCCTGTTGTTATAACACCCCTTGCGGTTGCACTTGCATCAGGTAAATTAAATGTATGTGTACTTGCACTTGAATTTATAGCAAAATCTGTTCCTGATGTTCCTGCTGAAAAATTCTGAACTTGTGCTTGTAATCCATTTAAAGCAGTTAATCCACCTGAAAATGTTGTTATTACTTCGCAAAGGTGTCCATTTTGTGTGTGTAGTGTAATTGTTTTACTTGAAGCATTTAC